GGCCAAAATTCAGGAGGATATTCTTTCTCAATGCTTATCCATTCTAAAGGCAACCAATGGTTTTACTTATGTCACGAGCTTTCCAGCCCCGCAGGCAGCTTTGACAGGTACGACCATTTCGCAAGCAACGGCAGCCGTGGCAACTGTGACAAATACATTTTCAAATGGAGATCAGGTCGTTATTTATAATGCTGTAGGCATGGAACAGATATCAGGAATGGTGTTTACTATTTCCTCGGTATCGAGTTCTGCATTCACGCTTTTAGGTTTGAATAGCTCAGCGTTTGCTACAGCCGCTACTTCATTCATGGTGCGTAGAATCACTCAGAATCCCGTGGGCGTTACTACTCCGGTGGCTCCAAGCTATCTGTTTGTAACAGCCGTTACGAATGCCGTAGGAGCTCAGGTAACTACTTCTCAGGCTAACAATCTGGTAGTAGGTCAGAAGATTGAGTTTACTGTTCCAGCTTCTTTTGGCATGGTTCAGCTTAACAACTTTTATCAATCAGGAAGTAAGCCTATAATTGTAACCTCGATTATTGACACGTACAATTTTACGATCAATATCGACACGACAAATTATACTGCATTTGCATTACCTGCAAGCGCATTGTCTCCAACGGCTCAATTATTCGCAACTATTGCGCCGGCAGGACAAGCGGCTACATTTAATCCGATCACTAACGTTACAACCGGATATAATTTTACTACCGTACCTTTTAGGTCAGGAATCTTTGTACCTTACATGTTGCTTGGAGTAAGCGCAGGAAGTACAGGGGTAGCCGGAGGAGCCAACGACGTAATGATTTGGCAAATGTATAAAATGGAGACCGGTACCATAAACGCCCCTGTCCCATCTTAATTTGTTTGTGAAATTATAACCAGTATAGGCGGATAGAAATATCCGCCTATATCCATATATAACTGTGTATAACTGAAAATAGGTATAGATGCCAAATCAGTATTTGCGTCCTGTAATACAAGTTCCATCGTCATTGCTGATAACAGCGATAACGCAGGCAGCTCCCATGGTTATAACAGTAGCTATAGGAAATCAGGTATCCCAAGCGAATACGTATATCGCAGGCATGGCGGTCAAACTATTTGTTCCGATTAGCTATGGCATGTTTCAAGCAAACGGGCTTATAGGGACAATAAACTCAATAAGCGGGAATAACTTTACGCTTAATATAGACAGCTCTCAATTTGACGCCTTTACGATACCGTCAAATGCAATGGCAGAGACTCCGGCGAGCTTGTCACCGGCAGGAAGCCGAAACCAACAGTTTAACAATAGCAATGTCAACTCATTGCCATTTATGAGTTATAACAACATTGGAAATTAGAAAAATCAAGGAAAAAAAACATGGTACAATTATCTTTAGTTACAGCCTCCGGGGAGATTCATGGACTTATCAATACTCTTCCAAATATGAATCCCTTTGACGATTTTAAAAATTTCAAGCCGGAGCATAAGAAGCATCTTGAGGCGGAAAAAAAAGAAGATGCACGCCTTGTAAAAGCTGAATACATGAATAGTCGCGGACGTCATGAAAGGCTTACTAAACCATATTGCCGATATGCCGGAGACCCTATCCAAGTCTGGCATCTGATTCCAGGGAGGGTTTATGAACTTCCTTTAGGTTTTGTTAAAGAAGTAAACGATAAAAATAAAGAATTAAAGAAACGAGCCGGCCTTGTGAGCGTGGTTGGAAATAATGTTACAAAGGATGGTTCGCCTCTTCAGGAAGACTCAGAAGGCGATTGGCTTCACAGGCTAATTCCAGTAGGTTTTTAGTTTTATTTATTGTGGAGGCCATGGTATGAGTTCAGTACTTCCGTCAGATAGCACATATGCATTTATCGAAAAGAAGGTGCGAAGACTCACGGCCTCCTCAAGCAGCGCGTCGATAAGCAGCGCAGATATTCAGCAGGCGGTAAATTTATTTTATTCGCAGGATTTTCCATATGCTATTAAGCTTGATCAGACAAGGCAAATATATAAGTTTTTAACTATTCCAAACGTGGACAGGTATCCTGTAGACGTTAACTGTTATATGGGATTCAGGGCTCCTGTTTACTTTGAAGGAGTACAAGGTAATTTCTTTAAGAACAGGGATCAGCTTTACAATCTGTATCCTAGATATCCTACACAGTATCAGGAAGGAACTAATACGATATCTGGCGTGATAACGGGAATTGCTCAGCCAACGAATCCGACGCAGATAACCAGCCCAAACCATAACCTATCTACAGGCGCATACATACAGATCAATAATGTAGTCGGAATGGTGCAGCTTAATGGGAATTTCTATCAGATAACGGTCGTCAATGCGAATGAATTCACCTTAAATGGAATTGACAATACGGCATTTGGAACCTATGTATCAGGAGGTACTTGGATATCGAGTTCTGCAACATATTCATTTACCCTATTTGGAAATAACTACAATCCATTTCCTCAGTCTAATTTCGGCATATTATCGGGACAGGTCGTCATTGGCGGCATAGATATATTCGGAAATCCGATAAGAGTCATAGATGATGGAGGAGCAGTTGTTAATGGTTCAGGAATAGGTTCAAATACTACTACAGGACAACTTATATTCGTTACTCAGAACAATGTAGGCGATAACGTCTATAACAGCGTTCAGATGCCGTCTATTCCCAACGATTCTCCCCTTGGAAATTTTAATGGATATCCAACGCCTGCGCCATATCCGCCAAGCCCATTGACGCAACAGTATTGCGGAACGGTAAATTACATCAGCACGCAGATAGACGTAACGTTTCCGGTACCTCCCATGCCCGGAACGATGATTAATGTATGGGCTGCTCAATATCAAGTAGGGCGACCCTATAACCTATTATTCTGGAACAACGAATTCACCATTCGCCCTGTACCTGATAACGTCTATTTATGCGAAGTAGAAGCTTATCAATCGCCATCGCAATTCATGATGACGACAAGCCTTCCGGTACTTAATCAATGGAGTCAGTATATCGCATATGGAACAGCGATAGAGCTATTGAGAGAGCGTCAAGACATGGAGGGCGTGCAAAACCTCATGGAAGGATTCCAGCGTCAGGAAGGTCTTGTATTAGAGCGTCAAGCCATTGAGGAGATTGGAATACCGAATATAACCCTTTTCAATAGTTCTCAAGGCGGTGGAGGATATGGATTGGGATGGGGAATAGGAGCCGGGTTTTAAAATGGCAGGATACCAACCCCTGAAAATAACTGGAATGTCAACCGGATTGGTTCAGGAAAGAGAAGAATTCCTTCTTCCGGATGACGCCTACCCTACGCTTATTAATGCCTATGTATGGCGTGAACGAATTATACGTAAGAAAGGTTTTCAAACGCTTGGAAGACTGCAAAGGAATATTGGAACCACAGATCCCGTGACCGGTAATCTTACCGTTACGATTAATCCGCAACCTATTCAAGTTGGAGTAGCTTCATTTGTGGTGGGTTCTGATTTGTTTGTAGATCCGGGAGGAGCATCGCCTGTAACATTGCTTACAAATAGTTCAGGAAGCGCGATATTAACTAGATCAACCGGCGGTTTAGTCATCGCAGGATCGCAGAAAAATACGCCTGTGCAATACTTCCCGGGACTTCCTGTCATGGGAATACGAACGCAGGAAGTTACAAATAGTTCCTTGGATCAATCGTTATTTTTCGATCAGAATTATTGCTACATCTATAACAGCGCATCAGGGCAGTTTCAGGAGTTTCTTCCCATGTCACTCCGGACATGGAATGCCAATGGAAACGGGGTAAACTCAACAGACTTTTTTTGGTCAACGAATTGGTGGGTATCTTCTACGGTATTCCCGGGAACAATGACGCCTTTATTTACTACCCCCAATAATAAACTTTTTTTGGTTACGAATAACAGCGGAGGAGAATCTACCCCCGATCCTATCCGCATCACAGACGGAGTTACTTGGGTCGATTTCGTACCGCCTAATTTCGGACAAATAGATGCTGCAAATTTTCTTGTCCAATGTTTAGCCCTTCTTCCTTTTCGTGGACGCATGCTGGCGTTTAATACCTGGGAAGGCACAGCTCTAAATGCATCTACGAATTATCGTCAAAGAATCCGATGGAGTCAAATCGGTAATCCTTTTACAATATACAATAATGGTCCGCCGGCAATAGGAGCTTGGAGAAACGATGTTCGTGGTCGAGGTGGTTTTCTGGATATACCAACTGCTGAAGATATCGTTTCAGTTGGTTTTGTGCGTGATAATTTGGTTATTTACTGCGAGCGTTCTACTTGGCAGTTGCGCTATACTGGCCGCTCCATCGCTCCTTTTCAAATTGAGCGCGTTAATTCGGAACTGGGCGTGGAAGGCACATTTTCGAGCGTGCAATTTGATACATCGCTTGTTGGAATAGGAGACAAGGGAATAGTAGAATGCGATAGTTATCGTTCACAGCGTATCGACATCAAAATCCCTGATTTCGTATTTAATTTCATCACTACAAATAATGCAGTCGAAAGGGTTCATGGAATACGGGATTTTACGCAGAGATTAGCCTACTGGACTGTTCCTCTTGAGGCTTTCTACGATACCCGTCAATCTTCGTCATCTTATATTTTTCCCAATTGCAGACTTCTCTATAATTACGAAAATGATTCTTGGGCGATATTCACAGACACGTTGACATGTCTAGGTACATATCAATCGCAATCATACAGAACTTGGGCTAATACGCCTATACCTTGGGGGGAATGCAACTTTACCTGGGGAGCAACGCCTCAGGGAGATCCGATAATAGCTGCTGGAAACCATCAAGGGTTTGTTTTACTACTAGATCAACTCACAGCTAATACTCAAAGCCTATTCATTACGAATATTGTAGGAAATGGAACGGATCCTACAGCAGATGATCCAGTTCGTATCACAAGTCCTAATCATAATATGCAGACTGCAAGCGTTATCCAGTTAAGCGGAATAGTAGGAAATTACAGCTCTTTAAATGGCGGAATTTATGGGAT